AGAATGTCAGTCCGAGCGCCGTGATGTCGCTCTTCTGCACCGCTGTGGCCCCGGTGACGTGGCCCTCTGCGTTGGTGGTGATTTTGTACAGACCCGACGCGAATGCGCTGCCCTTGGCCTGCGCGTGGTCGTAGGCGGCCTTGCCGCGGTCGCCCCGGTAGGCGGTGGAGGACGTCTCGCCCAGCGCGATCGACGGGCTGATCTCCACGTAGGCGCTGCCACTCCAGCGGTAGGTCTGGTTGGTGTCCAGCGCCACGTAGATTTTACCCGTTTCGCCCGTCGAAGGAAACGCGCTTTGTGAGGCATACTCCAGCACGTCGTCGACGTAGGACGGCAGCTGAGATGACGGCACCTTGCCGCCGCTGTCCAGCTCCGCCACGCCGGATGCCGCGCCCTTCGCGCTGGTGGCAATCGCGCCCACCTCTTGGGCGGTGTACGTCGGCTTCGACGGCTGCTTCGCCCACGACGGCACGGTCGGGTCGGTCTCGGTGGTGATGAACCCGGCGTCCTCCAGCGTCTCGACGCGCGTGTCGATGCCACCGAGCAGCGACGCGATGCGCTGCCACATGTGCGTCATCCAGTTCGGGTCTCTGATTTTGCGGTTCATGCTTAACTCCCATTTTCCACTGTGATAGTAAAATATGTTTCTAAAACCTTTCCATCACCCGGACGTGGCCACTTAACATATACAGCGCTATCTCCATACAACAGGGTATAGCATAGCAATGTGAGTCCGTTATATCCAGCACCTATCCCAACAAGCCCTTCATTATACGGAAATAATTCCGTGTCTTTTGTTATCGTATCTTCTTCGGTATCTGGATAAGATATCACTCCAATTGCAGACGAGTAAAAAGTTACGCTTTCATCCTGTCCTGTAAACCCTCCAACGGGCACTGTATTTATGTCCCAATATCCAGTATAATACTTATGTTCCCAGCCGTACCTGCCACCTGTTATCTCGCCACGGACGTTTTTTATTGGGTTTATTTTCGATGCCAAAATTAGATTCACATGCCGTATCTGAGAAAAACTATTATACTGTATATCATACCCCGTTACTTGTGCGTTATCGGATATATCATAAAATCTTAGCGTTTTTTCTCTTGTCTGTGCGTCCGGGTAAACACTTATCCAGGTTGATGTTATTTCTTCTTTGTTGTTAAACAGCTTAATCGGACTATTAAAATATGTCCCGTCATTGCGTCTTATAAGGTTTAATGGTGGTACCTTGTCCATATTAGGGTTTGTGTATCTATTTGGTAATATTAGTTCGTTTGGAGGAATAATTCCTTGTGGATAGTTTGGATTATTGTATAGATTTCCAGTCGAATCATATGCTTGTACCACCATTCCTGAATAATCTATTATTTCCAGACCATAATAGCTTGATCTTGTCGGTTTCGTTGTAACCCTAATTTCTGTTGGTGCCAGCTCTACTTCCAAAGGGCTTCCTACGCCATTTGTATTGAATACTCTAAATGTATTACCGTCCTGTCGCTTTCCAACAACCTGAGTGCCGTACCCATTTACATATAGAGTATAGTACCCGTATTTCCCTTCATCGGCGGCTACATACTCCCCGTTCTGCGATATGCTCTTGGAGATCACCGGCACGCTGCTTTCAGGAACCCACAGGCAAGAACCGCCATCAGACAGCGCGGTTTTCAGCTTTTCTGTGCTGAATGCTCGCGCGTTTCCGCCCTCTTTGATCTTGATGCTCGTGCCCATGCTCATTCCTCCACCGGCGTTTCAACCAAATAGCCGTTTTCGTCCACCGTGACTTCATACATTGTGCCGTTGATTGTACCGCGCACGGCGTTGATGTTGACTATTGCTTTGCTGTAGGCATACAGCCCGTCGTCCGCTGCGTCATACTGACCGTTCGCGGTAATCGTGATTTCGCCCGTCGTCGTCTCATCCTCCGGGAGCCAAACCTCGCTGCCGCCGCCATGCTTCGACGTGCGGATTTTTCCAATGCTCTCCCACGTCTCAGTCGTGCCGTTGTTGACAATGATTATATTTTTGCTCATGCGATCACCGCCGTATCCATGCCGCTGGCCGTGATCTCGTCCACGGCGACAATGTCCAGAATCCCCTCGCAGTAATCGAGCGCCACGGCGCAGGTGACGGTCGCGGACGCGCCCTCGCTGGGCATGGTGCCCGTGATTGCGTCCGTCGTCGGTCTGAAAATGTACCTGTGCCCGTTCATGGTTATGTCGAGATACCGCGTGGCGAGGCTGTAGGCATAGCCCACGGGCAGGTAGTGCGTCTCCTGCGCCAGCGTCATGCCCTCCCACGTGTAGGTGACGTCCAGCGCCGCGCCGGTTACATCCTCGGCGGCGGCGAGTTTCAGCGTCGCCCGCGCCTGCTTGCCAAACTTAAACGACGCGCTCTCGATGTATCCGGCATACAGCGCGTCACGCGCCCCGTAGACGACGACCCTGTCGCCCGGAATATAGGCGGCGTTGTCGATCACGTCCACGTCGACCGTCGTGCGCTTGAAATACTTTGCCGCCAGCCGCGTCAGCAGCGCGGAGGTGTTGTTGTTGTTGATCAGGTATATCCCGTCGATCTCGACGGGGTTGTCCGCGACGCCCGAAGGCGCGGCGCTGTTGGCGACGGAAAACGCCTGCTCGTCGGCGATCCAGCCCTCCGGGAACGGGTAGCTATAATCGTCGGCGAGTATTTCCGCTTCGGTCTGAGTCGCCTGCGAAAACGTGTAAGCGGTCACGCTGACGGCGGTGACGTAGTCCGAATGGTTCACGCTCGGCTTGTAATACGTGTCCGACAGCGGGATCAGCGTCGGCGTGGCGTCCAGCGGCAGGATTTCCGGCTTCACGTTGAAGAAGGTCTTGCAATAGGCCCCGATGGAAAACAGCACCCATTGCAGGCGCTCCCTGGCGCTCTGCTCCGGGCAGTAGCCGGTGACGGTGATGCTCTGCAATGAAGAATCGAGGTCATAGTCTATCGGCGCTTCGATGCCCTCGCCCGCGGAGCGCACCATGATGCCGTCAAGCACCGTCTCCAGCGCGACGGCGTCATACATCGTCTCGCCAAACTTGACCCCGTCCATCCACACAAGCTGTGAGCGCGCCCGCACGCGGACCGTGCGCTCGTTCTCGCGCTCGGCATAAGTGATCCAGTATTTCGCCCAGAGGTTATCCAGATCGTCGTACAGCCAGGCATACTGGCCAACGGCGATGCTGTCCGTCGTGACGATGTCCACGCTGAACTCGTTGACCGGCAGCGCGTTGGTCGTCATGTCGATCTGTGGCGCGAAGGTCAGGTTGCGAAGCTGCGTGTAGTCCGTCACGTCGATGGTCACATACATCAGTTCGTCACCTTCTCCCATCCGCTGGCGGTGTAGGTGTACGTGTCCCCGACCTCCGGCATGGCGATGTCCGGCAGCGGCGCACGCCCACGGGTCAGCACCTCGGACAGCGTGTATTGCTTGGACGGGTGGTTCGCGATGATGGTGAATTGCAGGCCCTTCCAATACTGCTGACCGTTCGGCAGGTCGACGTACACGTCTCCGACCTCGCCGTCGACGCGCCCGGTGACGGTGATCGTGCTCTGGTTGTAGGGGAACACGAATTCGTGGCCGTCCACCGGGTCGGCCAGCGCCTCATACAGCGGCGTAATGCTGTTGCGGTCCGTCAGCGGCACGGCGATCATGATCGTATAGGACATATATGTCCCGTGCAAATCGTTGAAGTAGGAGCCGTCCATCATCAGGCCCGAAATGTCGCTGGGCTGCAGCCGCGCCGTGCGCTCGATGGCGCACCGATAGGGCCACGTCAGGCCGTCCACGCTGAACATTACGCATTCACCCCCGCAAGGCGCACGCCCATGCGCTGCGTCTCTTCGTTATTGAGCTGGTAGACCGCGCGACCGAGCACCATCTTGTCGAGCTCCAGAATGACCGTCAGGCTGCGCCCGGTGCTTGCGCTGTGCGGGACGACGTAGGGCTGGCCCGATACGGCGGCCTGCTTGCCGGTTGGCAGCGCGAACGTGTCCCCGATGGCCTGCGCGATGAGCCCTCGGCTGTCCTCGATGCCCTGCGCGAACAGCTTGACCATGTCCGGCGCGTAGGTGTGGAAGTTGGACAGCGGGCCCTCCTCGGGCTCAGAGAAGCCAAGGAACCGCTTGATCATCGACGCGAAATCGGCGACGGCGCCCTTCGCCTTGTTCCACATGCTCTTGATGCCGTCTATAAAGTTATTGATGAGGTCCTTGCCCCAATCCGTCGCGCCGTCGATGATGCCCTTGAAGCTGTCCCAAATCTGCTTGCCGATGTTTCCGATGGCGTCCAATACCGCGCCCACACCGTCGATCAGCCCCTTCGCGACGGCCTCGATCAGCTTGATGCCCGCGTCCAGCAGCTTCGGCGCGTTGTCGATCAGCGCGGTCAGCAGGTTTGCGATGATCTCCGGCGCTTTCTCGATCAGCTTCGGCAGCGCGTCGATCAGGCCCTCGGCGAGCGCCACGATGATGGCGATGGACGCCTCCACGAGCGCTGACAGCGTCTTGGGCTCCGTCAGGATGTCCACGATCTCCAGCACGACGTCGACGATGGTCGGGATCAGCGTCGGCAGATTGTCCGCGATGCCCTGCGCGAGCGATACCAGGATTTGCAGGCCCGTCTCGATGATCATGGGTAATTGCTGGATGATGCCCTGGGCGAGCGTCAGGATCGTCTGCGTCGCGGCGTCGATCAGCGTCGGCAGGTTCTGCACGACGGCGTCAGCGAGCGACATGACGATCTGCGCGCCCACCTCCAGCGCCTTCGGCGCGATTTCCGACAGCTTGTCGACGAATTGACCGATGCCCTCGGAGATCTTCCCGATGCCCTTGCCCGTGAACAGGTCGGTAAGCCCGTCCATGACGTTCGTCAGCGACGGCAGGAACTCCGACAGCATGTTGCGCTTCAAGCCGTCGAAGCCCGTCTTCATGTCCTGCAGGCTGTCCTCGAACTTCGCGGCCGCCTTGACCGCCTCATTGGACATGACGCCGCCCAGCTCATGCACGCGCTTGCGCATGGCCTGCGTCTCTTTCGCGCTGGTGTTCAGCAGCGGGCCCAGCTCCATCGCGCTGCGCCCGAACAGCTCCTGCGCGAGCTGCGCCCGCTGGTTTTCGTCGGTAACTCCTTGCAAGGCGGTGATCGTCTCGGCGAACAGGTCCTCGCGCGACATGCTGGCGGCCTTCTCCACTGAGATGCCCAGCGCCGTGAACGCATCCGACCCGCTGGCGGCCTTGCTTGCGAGCGTCTTCATGCCCACGCTCATGGAGTCGATGGACGTGCCGCTGTGCTGCAATACGGCGTCCCATTCCTGATACGCCTCGGCGCTGATTCCCAGCTTTTGCGACGCCTTGTCGATGTTATCGCCATAGGCGGCGACCTCGTTCGCGTTCTTCACGAGCGCGGTCGTCGTCGCGACGGCGGCGGCGCCCACGGCGGCTACGGCGGCGGTGCCCACCTTCGCGGCGGTGCCCAGGCCGCTTTTGAGCTTCGAGCCGAAGGACGACGCGCTCTGCTGGGCGTCGGAAATGCCCGCGTCATACTGCGACTTATCCAGCGTCAGCTTTGCGACCAGCGAAAACAGGTCCATTTAATCACTTCCTTGTGGTTTCAACCCGGCGCGGCGTATGACGTCCATCGCGATCTCGTCGCCCGTGCGCGTGTCCACCCTGTGCTCGACGGCGTCGGCCCACCGCGACGTGATGACCTTGCCCTGCCCCTGATAGTGCAGGCTGTCGGTCATGTACATGCGATAGGCGAATTGCTCCGCGTCTGCCTCTTCGCGCGCCTGCATATAGCGCAAAAACGGCGCTATTGCGCGCCGTCCCCTGTATTCACCGTAGCAGAGCCAGAATAGGCGCTTTCGTCGTTCTGACCCTGCTGCGTAAAAAGCCCGTTGGCGACGTCGATGTCCGGGCGGTTGAACATCGTGACGAGTTTCATAAACAGCGCCAGTCCGTCGATCTCATACGCGCCCGGCTCCACGCCCTCGACGCGGGCCAGAATTTCCACGATCTCAGGTTTATGGTTCTTGACGGCGGTCCTGATGGCCCCGGCGCGGTCGCCGTCCTGCCATTTCTGCGCCCATTCCCTGTCCGAAATGACCGCGTAGGCGGGCTCGATGATGTCCGCGAACAGGTCGAGCTTTTCTTCGTTGCTTCGCTTGATGCTCATGTGCGCCTCCCCGTTTTTCTGTAAAATGAATCAAAATGGGGCGGTTGCCCGCCCCTTTGATCAGTTGGTCTTCTTGGTGATTGTCGCGTCGCCAGCGCCCACGGCCCTGCTGAAAGCGTCCATCACCGCGACGGTGATCTTTGTGTCGCTGACACCGGGCGTGATGTCGTCGCCGCTGTCGAACACCGTCCACGTGCTTACGTCGTCGCCGTACTCGACGGACGGCGCGGTGCCCGCGGCGGTTTTGTAGACGTACCGTTCGCCCGTGCCCAGGCTGTAGCCGCTGACCGTGATCTTGCTGTCGCCCACGGCGGTTCCGGCAGCGCTGGTCACCGTCAGGCTCGCGAGCGTCGCGCTGCCCTCTGCGACGTAAATCTCGAACGGCACTTCGTCCGGGTTGTCGAGATCGTAGTGACCGTGGTACTCGAACGGGAAGTTGCCCTTTCCGTCCTTCTTCGTGGTCAGCTGGAAGCCGGTCGTATTCATGGCGTGTTTCAGGTGGATCGCCACAAAGCCCGCGGTCTTGCCGGATCCGTTCTCGTTGATCGCGGAATAGTCCCCGATGAACCAGATATCCTTGAAATCAGCGGCGACCAGCACGTGATTTGGCACAAAATGCGTCGTGTCACCCGACGCAAAGCCGCCCGCTCCCGACAGCGCCGCGGCGAGCACTGCTGTGATCGTGACGAAGGTGCCCGACAGCTGCGGGTTATACGACTTGATGCGCTTGAGCTGCCACGTGTTGGCGGGCACGTTGTCCACGTCCTCGCCAAAGTCCTCATACTCAGGATTCGGATTGAAGGTCAGACCCCCGCTCGTCGCCCCGATGATGTTTCCATACGTCGCTGTGTTGGGCGTGAAGCCGTCCGCGACGATTCCCGCGTTGATCTGCAGCTTTTTAAAGGTGTTTGCGGGAATCTTTGTAAACTGCATGGTATCACTCCTCTAAGTCGTTATTGCTTGCATGGTCATGCTCAGGTAGGCGCATTTGAGCGTCGGGTCGCCCGCCATGTCCTGATACTGCGCGAAGGTGTCGCCCTTGTAGAGGTACACCGCGCCGGTCGGCGTCGGGATGCCTACGCCCTCCCCGATGGCGTCGGCGATGGCGTCCACCTTTGCGTTGATGGCCTCGTAGCCGTCGCTGCGGTACCACACGCGCGCGAAGATCGGCACGGCGGCGCGCCAGTTCGGGCTCACCAGCTGCACGGTGATGTATGGCGGCGTCGGCTTCACCTTGTCCGCCGCGCCGTCTGGCACGGTGTCCGGGACGTCGTTTTCGGCGTAGGCTGGAATGCCAAAGGATCCGAAAAAGCCGTACAGCGCCTTCATGGTGTTGGTCATGTCGGCAGCACCCACCTCTCCGCGCTCACCTGGGCGACCTGGAACGACGCCCGCGCGGGCGTCTCGCTGTCGTCGGTGTTGGACGTGACGCGAAAGATCGCGCCGTCCGATTCGCGCCTGAATACGTCGTGGAATTTGAGCGCGCGGCCCTTGTAGACCGTCACGGTGAAACCCTCGGACACGTCCTGCGCCCCGGCGACGCGCGTCTGCGCGGTTGCCTTGTTGACGATGGAGGCGTCGAACGCCTCGCCGTCCGTCCACGTCCGCGGCGCGCCAAACTGGCCGTCGTTGACCGGCGTCTGTACAAGCAGCGTGCAGGCGGTCATGCTTTCGTCGATCAGGCTCATCTCAGCTTCCTCCACTCATTCAGGCGCGAGGCGAACACGCCTTTCCAGGCGTCCGCGTCGCCCGCGCTGCCTGCGCCGCCCGCGGCTGCGCGCGTGTAGCTGTACCCCCCGTAGCTCTCGGACTGGTACGGGCTCACGGCGACCGCGCCATACTTTGCCTGCCAGTCGGTGATCTCTTTCGAGATGGCAACGACCGCGCGCGGCACCTTCATCGCCCAGATCTGGCCCGTGAAGGTCTCGTCATGGAGGACCGCGGACTTTCCCTCGCCCGGCGTGACCGGGTATTGATATACCCCGTCGTTGAGCACGCTCCCCACGATGCGGAAATACTGACCGTTCAGCAGGAAAGCCGACAGGTCGATGTCCCCGTCCGCGATGGTCCACGTGCCCGCGTGGATGTCCTCGTCAGCGGTGAAGTAGTTG